AAAAGCTAAATGCGGTGTTGCAAGATTTTTATCAATATGTTCAAGGCGGTAAAGAAATCTGCGCTTTTTGCTTACACGATTATGAATGTGAACCTGGAGAAACGATATGTGGAGCAACTTATAAAGGCTTTAAATGGAGAGGTTTAAATGAGAGAGAGGACTTATGACATTAGAGGTCTATGAAATGTATGTATATCTAAGGAGTGATAGAGATGATAGAAAAAATTTACGAAAACAAATACATGGCTATCTGCGACAACTACGGAACAGGGCAAGAATGCGATAGCTGGGCGGATGTAATGGAGTTTATGAACTATGAAGGCTGGAGAAAGAAGTTAGTGGACGGTGAATGGAAGCACTACTGCCCGGAGTGTCAGGAGGGATTGAAATGCTGACAAAGAAGCAGTTGGAAGATGCGGCTGAGTGCAATAACAGCATGATTTGCTCAAAATGTAGCATACCCGATTGTAACATATTCAAGGATAAACTCGATTGCATTTCTGGATTAGCCAAAACCGCCCTTGCGTACAGGGAAATGCTGGAGCTTATAACAAGTACACTCGATGAAATTATAGAGGATGACATTGAGTTTACATACATTAGTCGGGGTACAGTGTTAGAAATGTTAAATAGAGCAGAAAAGCTTTTGAAGGATGATGACATATGAACCATTGCGGTTGGATAATATGCCCTTACAACAGCGAATACGACAAAGACTTTGATTTGACTGATGGATATTGCAAACAAGATAGGGAATATTGTGAACTGCGAGACAATCCAAAGAAAGCGTTAAAAGAGATTTTGGAAAGCGAGGCGAAACAGGATGTACTGTCCTAAATGTCAAGATGAAATGCGTTATACTGGTTGGTTTAATTTATATGGTGGCGGAACATATATCTGTAATAACTGCAATCAAAAAGTGACTGTGATGTTTGAGGACATTGAAGAAGAAGACGAGATGAAACAGGATGAAAGCGATTCTTGAATTACCAAAGATGCCGGAAAGCTGTCGAAGTGGATGTCCTTTCTATAAGGTGTGTGACATATGCGACATTTTATCAGCTTGGAATAATTACATGCCTGTATCGGTACTGAGTGAAGGCAAGTATCCTGATTGTCCACTTAAAGAGGTTGAGGAGGATGAATGATGAATAAGATGAACGACATATTCCAAGTGGATTACCTGCCAGAAAAGAGAGAAATAAGAATTAATCTTCCTGAAGAGGCTTAGAAGAACATTGACACTATAATGGAGCAGTAAAAACAATAAATTGCTTTTGGCGGAGGGATTTCATGAGAAATAAAACTTATAAGATTTTAGGTAAAAAGTACCGAGAGAAAAAGAAGCCTGAACCTGAGATTAAAGCAGAACAATGTCCAAAGTGTAAATGGATAGCGCTACTACCACGTAACGATGGTACATACCATTGCATGAAGTGTGGTACCGATTTTGAACCAGTAAATGAGCAATAACGTGCTAATGCGAGAAAGTGAAGTAATGAGTAGCAGTCAACCATTTGAAAGTCATAAATTTATTGTAAATATATGTGGCAGTTGTAAGAAAGATTTTGAAGTGATAACTTTTAAGACTTTTAAATCAAAAATAAAATGGGCTTGAGGATTTAGGTGTGGTATTGGCATTAATCAGTGAAATGATAAAAACTTATTAAAAATTGTGGTATTTGGAGGTTTACATGTTGGAAATCAATAAGGTTCACAACATAGACTGCATTATCGGTTCAAAAGAAATTTTAGATAATAGCATTGATTTTGTTTTTTGTGATTTACCATTCGGTGAAACTCAGAACAAATGGGATAAAAGAATTCCATTTCATATAATATGGGACATAATCAACAGGGTAAAAAAGGAAAACGCAGCAGTTTGTCTATTTGCTAAAGGTAAATTTGTGGGAGAATTGATGTGCAGTAATCTTGATGCTTATAGATATAAAATTGTATGTAAAAAGAAGCAACCCAAAGGGCATCTAAATGCTAATAAAATGCCTATGAAAGCCCATGAAGATGTTTTAGTGTTCTATGATAAATTGCCTATCTATAATCCGCAAAAGACTTTAGGTCATTCCCCAGTACATAGATTTACTAAACATCAGACCGATGGTAGTAATTATGGGGCAACAAAAACAGGCATCAGTGGTGGTGGTAGTACGGAAAGATTTCCACTTGATGTTCTTGAATTTGCGTGGGATACATTTCCAGTGCATCCAACACAAAAACCAATTGAACTTTGTGAATGGTTTATTAAAACTTATACAAACGAAGGTATGACAGTATTGGATTTAACAGCAGGATATGGAAGCATCCCATTGGCTGCTATTAAAAACAACAGGAACTTTTACGCCTTTGATAACGGGATTTGTGAAAAAGAAGGTATCAATTATGGAAGATATTGGGCTGATTTGGCTAATGAAAGAATAGCGACATATATAGAGACTGGCAAAGTTGTTCGTTGAAACCTATTGCGCCTCGACAATTGAATAAAAGGACAGCCCAATTAAGGGCTATCCTTAGGGGAATTATACCACAACTAAATCCGTATGCAAAGCAATGAAAGGAGTGGTTAGATGAATGAAAAAACCACAGGTAAATCCACATACCCAATAAAATATTGTCCTTTTTGTGGAAGCAACAAAACAAGGAAAGAAGATATTCACGCTGTTTATAGATGATCACATTTTAAAACTAATGGGAGATTTGCCAAGGATAGAATTGTTTGCAAGAGAACATGTTCCAGGATAGGACTGTTGGGGAGATCAATGCTAGTAATAGTCGAAAGGAGAATATATAATGTTAGACGTAAATAAAAATTTCAATCCTAACAGACAGATTGCAATCATATGGTCAATTGAAGATATATTGGGTCTACGTTCTGATTTAACAGAAGAACAAGCTTTTAATGTTTTAAAGGAAATAGAACGGCGGCATGATTGCACTATCGGCGTAAACTGGGATGTAATTGAAGAAGTTGCTAATGACTTGTACCCAAAGAACAGCACAGCAGGACATACTGCAGAAAATAAAGATAGACCGGTATGGTCTGAATCCTATTCAAATGATTTGTTGCGAATAAAAACTTGGAAGGAATTTAAGGACGCAGGACTTTTATGGTTTATTAATTCCATTTTGCATCTATTTGGTTGGGCCATTACATTAATAATTGATACCGAAACAAATGAAGTTAAAACGGCTTTTCCGGCAAGGACAAAATTTAGGGGCTTTGACCAAGACACGAACAGTGATGGATATAAAAATGTAACAAAATATATTGCTGATAATATCAATGAATTACTCAAGGAGTGTTCAGACGATGAGGCTATTCAGGAAGAGAAAGATGCCGACAATAAATGAGAAAGAGATTGTATTGTATCCGGCAACCACAACAAAACCAAAAGCACATTCCATGATGGATAATGGTGCATTGAACACGCTATCGAGAATAAGGATTGCATAACCACACTTCTCAAGAATCCTACGACTTTAGTCGTGGGAGGTTCAAAAAATGTTTCTATAATAACTATGTAGGTAGCAAACAAGGCTACCATAGTGAAAATGTAAATGAAATCAAAATTTGATTGAAAAAAGGAGTAGATATGAATAAATTTAAAATCAGGCATGTTTATAAAACTCCAATAGAGCATATAACCAAATACGGAATTGTTAGAATAGATGGTAGACTATGGAGAGACGAAGTTATATTGGAAACTGATTTGTCTTTTGATGAAGTATGTAAATTGCCATTTGTTTTAGCAGTAAAAACATTATATAAATCTAATTCGATATAAGAAAGGATGATATAATTTTTATCTTTAAATTACCAAGAATACTCCCACTTCTATAAGTAGGAGAGATTCAAATTGTTGTGCATAGAACATGGTCATGGAGAGAAATTGTAAAGGTATTCAAAAATGAATCAGATGCTCGTGAATTTGCAGCTAAGAAGGAATCAGAAAAACAGCACAATGATGGGTATTGCTAGTAACATGATTCTTTAAAACAAGGATTTAATTAAAGGGATGATGAGTATATGTATCAAATAAAAAGGATAATAAGATATATTAAGCATTTTCCATCTTTTATTAAAGAAGCTGTTTCATGGGAATGTGAATCATGTCAAGAATGTGGTAAATGTTTTAGAATTATGTGGCATGTAAAAGATGAAATTTGGAATAAAGTTACTAATACATATGATGGTGGTGGAGGTTCTTATTGCGTAGATTGTTTTATTAAAAAGGCAGAAAAGCAGGGAATACACATAAGAAAAGAAGATATATCATTAGAACCATTTTATCCTGAAAAATAATGTATAAAAGGGATATTTTATTGCAAATTTTTAAATTTATAGCTTAAAGGAGAAAAAACTATGAAATGCAATGAAATTCCATTTGGTACAGGATACTGTGCTTATGCAATTTATTTGCCTTGGAAAGTAAACTTTAATGGCAGTGAAAATAAATGTGTGTCAATAGATAAATGTTTATTACCTGAAATAATACAATTATGGGAAATAGGTATTAAAACCACTGGTTGTTGTTGTGGTCATGGTGATTATAGCAAGGCTTTCATTGGAGTACGAGATGAATATATTGATAAAATGAAAGCAATGGGATATAAAGTGTGGTACAATCCTTATAGACCAAATGATGAAGATAGTTTTATACCTAAGACAAAATTAATTTATGGAGAATCTAAAAATAATGGAGAGTGGGATTAGAGTGAAAATTGAAGATAGTGTTCTTACATTAAAAAATCTTCAAAAGATTAAATGCTTATTAGGATTTCATGAAGAACAATGGTTAGGCGTAGAATTGCCTTTTTATAGGAAAGTACTAATGAAATGTAAGAATTGCGGCAAATATGGATTATGGGATACTGGAACTAATTATGAATATTGGGTAAAAGATATTTCTAAATTTCCAAAGATAGTAGAACAACATATAATTAAAAATAATTTATAATTAAATTTTTATTTAAAGGTAGGTACTATTTATGTTGAGCATGGATGAATGGAACAGGCTTTATGAGATTGAAGAAAAGGTTGATACTTTATCCTGAGAAAAAGGTAAAGGAGATAAGAAAGATGCCTGAAATGGAGCTCAAACCGGCTTGGAGAATAAATAATGAACACGCCGATAAAAACAATGACATGCTGTCAGACCTTAACGAAGAACAGCGTGCCATAGTCCAATCGACTGACGGAAACATACTGGTTCTTTCTGGCGCAGGCAGCGGCAAGACCCGCACACTTACTTATCGTGTGGCGTACTTGTTAAAGCAGGGCGTGAAGCCGCATGATATACTTTGTGTTACATTTACTAATAAGGCCGCACAGGAAATGAAAGAAAGAATAACCGCCCTTACCGGTATAACCAAAGCAAGATGGTGGATTGGAACCTTTCATGGCACGTGTGTACGTATCCTGGTCCAGTACGGAGAGAAGATAGGTATTCCGTCGTGCTTTACTATAGCAGATGAAAAGGAACAGGAAAAAGAACTTAAAGCTGTTCTTGGAATGTACGAAAATGCCAATATCGAACTGGAGCAACTGCAAAGTATTATATCATGGGCTAAGAATAATCTTATTAAGCCGGACGAACTTGTTACAGAGAACAAATATTGCATTGATCCTGTTATAGGCAGAATGTACACTGAATATCAAGAACGGCTAAAGAAAATGAATACCCTTGACTTTGACGACCTAATAATGAAGACGATTGATCTTTTGAATATATGTCCCGATGTACGCGAACACCTACAGGATCAGTTCAAGTATATACTTGTAGATGAGGCCCAGGATATAAATACGTCCGAGATGGAGTTACTAAGAATACTGTCAGCAAAACATGGAAACCTGACACTTGTAGGTGACGATTACCAAAACATATATTCATGGCGTGGTGCAACACTTGATGCAATAATGGCTTTCGCAAGGGAGCCTGGCACGAAAATAATGAAGCTCGAACAAAACTATCGTTGTTCCGGCAATATCGTTGAAGCTTCTAACGCAGTAATACAAAAGAATAAGAACCGTTTGGAAAAGACGCTTCGTACTGGTAATCCGAAAGGCGAAAAGATTGTATATTATCGTGCAGACAACGAGTTTGAAGAAGCAAGATTTGTTGCAAGTATAATTGACTACTGCTGTAATATGAAAAGAACACATGAGTATAAAGATTTTGCTGTTCTTTATAGAACTAATAGCCAGTCAAGAGCTATTGAAGATGCATTGTCTCATTTCTTTATTCCTTATCAGATAGTAAATGGGACATCGTTTTATGAAAGAAAAGAAGTAAAAGATACTCTTGCATACCTGAGACTGCTTATAAATCCACATGACGTGCTGTCTTTACAACGGATTATAAACGAACCTAAACGCGGGGTCGGCGAAGCATCGCTGAGGGCAATTGTCGACTTTATTCATGAAAATGGCGTAAGCTGTATAGAAGCCCTTGAAAGAGCAGATGAAATAAAGAAGGCAAACGGTAAAAGTGCCCTCACAACTAAGACAAAGGAAAACCTTAAGGAAATGTGCAAGGTCTTCAAGGCTTTCATACCGCTAGTAAAAACGCAGCAGCCAGAACGGTTGTTAAAAGACTTCATTGTGGCTACCGGATATATAAGCATGCTCGAAGAACAGCGTGAAGAAGAAAGAATACAGAATGTATATGAGCTTGCTAACATGGTAGCTGCATGGTATGACGAAAATAAAGAAGAAAACCCTCAAGCTTGTCTTGAGGACTTCGTTAAGCATCTTAGCTTGGTATCAGACCCAGATAATGTAGCAGACTCAGAAAACGTCGTGAAACTGATGACTGCTCACACAGCAAAAGGGCTTGAGTATAGAGCAGTATTTATCATAGGGCTTGAGGAAAATATCTTCCCGCATTTTATGGCAGTAAACTCAAACGACCGTGATATAGAAGAAGAAAGAAGACTTTTCTATGTATCTATGACCAGAGCAAAGGAAAGACTGTATCTGGTTAATGCGGAGGAAAGGTACTCGTTTGGAAGAGTAATAAAGAACCCGCCATCGAGGTTCATTAAAGAAATACCGAAACACCTCATTACGACAATATAGTTATAATAAGGGGATCAAACTTATGGCTGAGGACAAAAAGATACAGAAAACAACCGAATACGAGAAGATATTGAAGACAGAGTTCTCAGAAGACTTTGTCAAAAAGGTCAACTACACCACCCTATAGAGGTGGGTGTCTTCTTGCTATTATTAGATAAACGAGATCAAAGCATTTCAGGAGGAGTATATGAATGAAGCTTGACTTCAGTAAGGAATTTATAGAAGAAGTCAAAGCAGCAAATGATATAATAGAGGTTGCATCAGAATACTTTAAATTACAGGAGTCGGGGGATAATTATGTCGCCCATTGCAAACATACAGGTGGCGACAAGACCCCGAGCCTGACCTTTTTCCCTGAAACCCAAAGTTTCTACTGCTTTGGCTGTCATGCTGGTGGAAGAAATGATAAGACAAACGGCTCTGATGTAATAGCATTTATTGAATGGGTTGAGAGTATACCATGGCAAGATGCAGTTATATATCTTGCCAGAAGAAAGGGTATACCGCTTCCTGCTGCTACACTGTCTAAGGAAGAACATGCGAAGCAGCAATTATATGATAAGATACTTGAAGAAAACAGAAAGTACTGGGTTCAGCTACAACAAGATGATACGGTACGGAACTGGTTTTATAACAGGGGAATTGTGGATGACGATATAGCTAAATGGAGACTTGGCTCTGACAATGGAATGCCTGTATACGCAATCATTGATGAATTTGGGCGTACTGTCGGCTTTTCAAGAAGAATTGATAACGGTAAGCAGAAGTATGTCAATGATCCGACAAGCCCAATATTTAAAAAGGGTGACATATTATACGGGTTAAACTTTGTAAAACGTCAGATAAGACAGCTTAAATGTATCGTCATCGTGGAAGGGTATAACGACGCAATCCTTCTTCAGAAATATGGCGTTCCCGCATGTTCTATTATGGGAACTTCTCTTACTGATGGCCAGATAAGGCTTATTAAGAAATATACGAACAATGTTGTGCTGTTCCTTGACGGAGATGATGCTGGAATACAAAGTACAATAGAGCACATAAAAGCTCTTAAACGTGAACAGATAGAAGTAGAGGTAATTAATGTTAATGGTTTTGACCCGGATGATATTGCATTAAAGCATAAGGATAAGACTTTGTCATTTATCGTTTCAAATAAGCGTTTGGCATTCGAGTTTCTTCTTAACAGAGCCATTGACAAATATTTTGATAATATGATAAGATTAAAAAAAGACATACTGCGGCAGGCAGAAGAAATCCTCGAATATATAGAAAATGACGAGGAACGAATGATGTACAAAGCACAAGTGTTCAGACTTATCTGTATGGACGACAGAGACAAGGATATCATGTAGCCAGAGCTCGCATCTGGCTATTATTTTTACAAGGAGGCTTTGAAAATGTCGCAGGCTGTACTGATATCTGTCCTTGACATGATAAAGAAGATGCTTCAGAATGATGAGCCGTATGACAAGATCCTTGATTTTATAGACAAATCCACACGCGACGTACAACTGCAGGCTTTAAGGGAACAGATTATAAAGTGTACCGCATGTGAAATACACAACTGCAATCACACCCCGTTTACCGGGAACATATACAGCGAGATAATGTTTGTTGGTGAGGGCCCAGGAACCGAAGAAGAAAAGCAGGGTGTGCCATTTGTTGGCCCGGCGGGCCAGCTGTTTAACAAGATGCTTGATGCTCTGGCACAGCAAGTCCATCCGAGATGGGCAAGAGAAAAAGTATTTATAAGCAACGTCGTAAAGTGCTGGCCAAAAAGCGACGATCCTCACCGCACTGTAAGGCAGCCTACTACAAAAGAAATCGCTGCATGTAAAGCATTTCTTGACAAGGAAATAGAACTTATAAGGCCGCGTGTAATAATCTGTGTAGGCTCAGTTGCCGCAAGCGTGCTGATTCATCCGAACTTCAAAATGACAGAGGAGCATGGCCGCTTCTTTGGCGATGATCCAAAGCTTATAGCCATATACCATCCGAGTTACATTCTAAGACGCGGCGAAGAAACTGATGAGGGAGTCGAGCTTAAAATCCAGTGTTGGAACGACTTACTTGCCGTAAATGACTTCCTTGAGAAGGATAGTACTGAAAAACTAGGAGGAGGTTAAGGGTGGCTCACCTTTCTCTTGCAGTCTTCATAGATAAAGTTATTAGTAACTACCTGGGCTATACTTGATGAGGACGAATGGCACGCTGTTGATTATGGGCTTGAATGGGATAGAACGTATTATAACAGATTTGTAAAAAAAACCCAGACACGTGGATGATCATTGTTGGTTGTCATATATAGCTTGTGGCTATGGGTGTGTAATTATATTGCGCGCTCACGCGCGCCCCAAAGCCACCAAACGGGCCGCACAAGGTGCTGAAAAAGGAGGGGTTCGATTCCCTGAGGCGGCCGTGTTACCTTTGGCGAGTGGCGTTAAAAGGTTAAACCGCCCGTGTTGGGTGAACGTAAAGGCCCGAGGATTGTTAGCTATCCGGGGCTAATAGGCTGATATACGATGAAAACAAGAGTATCCGAAAGCCATAACTTATTGATGAGGCTTTAGGAAAATCTTGATGTATATGGACTATGAAGCTAGGGTAGTAATACATCCTCAAAGCGACGGAGAACGTCGCGAAGGCTACTAAGCCATGAATTAAAGCACGAGAGTGCTATTCCTTTCCGGGTGGAAGAGAAATAACCGGCTAACAGCTAAGTAAGATGTGGATACAGGACCTGACCAGTCTCTGTGCCTTGTCGAAAGACAACGTCCGAAAGGCTGTTAGAGGGCTATATCGCAGTTATCAACATACACTCTTCTTACAGAGTGGTTTATAAATAAATGAATAATAACCAGAAGGCGGATCGTCTTCATAAGGTTATAAAATAGCTGCATAGTTAGCTTGTTAACTATGCAGCTCCTGGATCACGGAGCGGCATGTTCCTCGTGGAGGCCGGCATGATCCAGCTGCACTCTGAGTCAGAACTAAAATTTCTGACTTGATAAATGTGGTATAGCCCGAAGGGGCAGGAAAAACGGTATGGCTTTATTTTATTAATTTATAAGAAAAAAGATAAGGCGTATCGTCTTTGCTAAGGTCAGCAGGTTGCGTACCTGAAATCGCATTTCAGGTACGCCGGCTCTCGCCGTCGCAAATGCTGCGTTGCATACCGTGATACCTGCCCCGGTACATATAATAGAGCAAAAGGTGAAACAGTATGACAAACAGTACAATGTATCGGGAGTTTAAAATACCTAAAGGAATCAAGGTTAAGATTACAAATAATGGCCGTCGTATAGTAATAAGAAGAAAGCCAAGGCAAATATGCGCTCCTGTTGAGTCATTGAAAAAGCTTCAAAGAGAAATACTGGATAATGAATTATCGAAAGTAAAATGCCATAAATGCGCATATGGATTTGTAAAAGGAAAGACTATCTGGGATAATGCAAAAGTACATGTCGGAAGTGGCGCAGTGCTTAATATTGACTTAAAAGATTTCTTTCCGACGATAACAAAGGAGCAAGTAGAGAAAGCACTGATTGCAAATGGCTTTGATAAAGAAAAGGCAGCATATATAACTGACGTATGCACCTATAAAGGGGTACTTCCTCAAGGTACACCAACGTCGCCTATGCTGAGCAATATTGTTGCAAAGCCAATGGATAAAAAGATATATACACTATGTAAGAAAAGAGGTCTTAAGTATACAAGGTACGCCGACGATATTACTGTTTCCGGTGATAGTGTAGAGGGGCTCCTTGAGGTTAAGCCAAAGATATTCTCCATTATAAGTAGTTTTGGATGGAAAGTAAGCGGCTCAAAAGTCAAGATAGTAAGCCGCAATAACCCATCAAAGAGAATGGAGGTTACCGGACTTACTGTTAATGTATGTGTAAATCCGCCACGAAAAGACGTAAGGAAATTTAGGAATCTCCTTTATCGGATTGAACGCAAAGTAGAGTCCGGCGAGATTCGCAATAGGGAAGATCTTGCGAGACAATTCCAGCCGCTCGAAGCAATCATTGGCTACTCCAATTTTCTATATCAGATAAATCCGAACAATAAACAGTACTTTGACAGAGCCAAGCACCTGGCAGAACTACTTAAATGACTTTGAAAACTGTTGACAATTCCAGAATTATGTAGTATAATTAGTTTGAATCAATAAGAATATACCGAGAGTGAGGAATATCCTATATTTGGTGCTCACTCTCATATCTGTGCCCATATAGCTCAAATGGTAGAGCAGCTGCCTTGTAAGCAGCTGGCTGGGAGTTCAAGTCTCCCTGTGGGCTCTTTAAATGGAATGCCGGTAACACACGTCATTTCATACTAGCAGCCCCCTTGTACAGTGAGGCAAGAGGTGCTCGCTGGGGCTACTTCGATAACAACAAGTTGTGAAAATGGTTATATG